TTATTTGCGCGCGCCCTGGTCAAGCATCGCGCTGACATCGGAGACGGTGAAGGAGCCCGGTTTCTGACGCGGTGGGAATTCTTTAAACGTCGCCAGCATTTCTTTTGCCGACTTCTGCGCGCCGCCCATCAGGAACATGCGATCGTAGAACCAGGATTGGTAGCCCATCCCCTGGTCGCCTTTCTCCAGGGGATCGACGGCAAGGTCAAAGATCATCGGCGCACGCAGTTTGGTGAACGGATAGCGCCACAGATCGAGACCGGTGTGTTCCTGGATCATAAAGTGGATCTTCCAGCGGCCCTGACGCATTGCCAGCAGATCGCCGTCATCGCTCCAGTAGAAGAATTCGTTACGCTGGTCTTTCCCTTTGCCCTGCAGGAAGTCGAGCTGGTTATAGCCATCAAGGTGAACCTTGTAGGTGATGGACGGCGTTTTATAACCTTTCAGCATCTCTTGCTTGATGTTGCTGTCGCCGGCAGCGGCAACCAGCGTCGGGAACCAGTCGTAGCTGGCGAACATGTCGCTCACCACGGTGCCCGGTTTGATGTGGCCTGGCCATTTGATCATCGCCGGAACGCGGAAGCCGCCCTCCCAGCCGGTGTTTTTCTCACCGCGGAACGGAGTTTCGCCTGCGTCCGGCCAGGTGGCGGTCATCGGGCCGTTGTCGGTGGTGTAGATAACGATGGTGTTATCTTCGATGCCGAGATCTTTAATTTTCTGCAGCACCTGGCCGACGATTTTATCGTGCTCAACCATGCCATCGGCATATGTTCCCAGCCCGGTGACGCCAACGCTGTCGTCTTTGAGGTGGGTTTTATTGTGCATACGGGTGGTGTTGAACCAGGTAAAGAATGGTTTACCGGCTTTCACCTGGCGCGCCATAAAGTCGTTGTTGGCGGCCAGTGTCTCTTCATCCACGGTGCCCATACGCTTCACGGTCAGCGGACCGGTATCTTCGATCTTGCCGTCAGCGGTACTCTTAATTACCCCGCGCGGGCCAAACTGTTTACGGAAGTTCGGATCTTTCGGGTAATCCGGGTTTTCCGGCTCTTCTTCAGCATTCAGGTGATACAGGTTGCCAAGGAATTCATCGAAACCGTGCGCGGTCGGCAGGAATTCATCACGATCGCCCAGGTGGTTTTTACCAAACTGGCCGGTGGCGTAACCCAACTGCTTGAGGACGTTGGCGATGGTCGGATCTTCTTTCTGCAGACCCTGCGGCGCCCCCGGCATACCGACTTTACTCATCCCGGTACGGAATGGCATCTGGCCGGTAATGAATGCGGAACGGCCGGCGGTGGAGCTCTGCTCGGCGTAGTAGGAGGTAAACTTCGCGCCCTGCGCGGCGATGCTGTCGATATTTGGCGTCTGGTAGCCCATCAGACCCTGATTGTAGGTGCTGAGGTTCAGGTAGCCGATATCATCGCCAAAGATAACTACGATGTTAGGCTTTTTAGCATCCTGCTTCGGCGCTGCGGCGTCGGCTGCGTGAGCAACGGTCACCGCGCCGGAAGCTAATGTCAGCATACTGGCCAACATTGTTCTCTTAAAGGGAATGTTTTTAAACATAGCTCGCTATCCTTTTATTTTTCCGGGTTTTTAAATGATCTGGAAAAATAGGTTGTTAACGAAGCGTCTAATTTATTTTTAAATTAGCAAGGGTGTTTTTTATTAAAAATAAATTAGACGCTTCAGTGGGCAAGAAAACGTTAAACGGTTCTCGTCGGTGTTGGCATTTTATTTAGACGTATCGGTCGATACGAGAGTGGAGTCTCTAAACGGACTGAAATAAATGGCAGGATGAACTAAAAATGCTATCTTTAATTGACAGGGTTAACTTTGCCAGATTATTTTTATGCATATTTAAATAAATAGGTATTAATGAGGCAACATGAAAACGACTTATTCCGATGTTATTGATCAATATAACCATGTTGTCGCCAGCGATCTTGAGTTGATTCAACCGCTGATCTCGGCAAATCAGCCACGAATCATCAAAGATAACGGTGTGTTTAAAATAGAACCCGGCGAAGTGATTATTGTTGTTGAAGGCATTATTGCGATAGAAGTGGAATACAACGCGGGCTTTGGTTCCGCGAGTAAACGCGGCGCGCGGAGTAAAACGCTGGACATGCTGCAGATCGGTAAAGGGATCCGCGGTATGATCTTTGGCATTATTGAAAGCTATGGCCCGGCGCTATCGCTAAAATATACGGCGAAGAAAAATGTCAAAATAGTGACCTGCAGTAAAGAAGCGTTTGAACACTATTTTATTCAACGCGATCGGTTTGCTTATCTGATGGAAATTATGGCATTTCAGCTATCGCTGATTATTGATGCACACCACGAAAAGAATTTACCTTCACGCTACGATACGATTAAATCAATGATTTACCGTTACAAAAAACAGCAGGATGCGGGAGTATTACATGATAGAAGCCTGGCTAGCTTTATTCTGAAAAGAACCAAAATGTCGCGCAGCTACCTTTTCAAAATTCTTGCTGAGCTTAAAGAAGGGGGATATATCAAAATGGAGAACGGTGAACTGATCGATATTGCGCACGAACTGCCGGAGAAATTTTAACCTCCTGTGACTGGGCGCGAACGTCATTTCAGTGGCGCAGAGGCCGTCTAACAGATCCTGGGATTACTTTACTCTTTATTACGCTTGCCTGCTGGGCGACGAATCATGTTTGCCGAAGCCAGTTGCCGTGCGGAATCTAGCCCGTCGTGTTTCTCTTACCGCGATGAGAATGGGGAGATAGTTGCTCTACAATGACCGTTTGTAGGTTTGCTTTTATTTGTGGTTATATCTAGAATGCAGTTAATTATTCTGTCATAAATTCATCCTGCTAGTGAAATAAACCATTGTTTTTTCGTTTTAAGGGATACGATTTTGCTGAGAAGGGAGGCTTCTTTGTGTTCAATGGTGCAGTGCGCTCTGACGTAAACAATTTCGTTAATATAGAAAAGGGAAGGCGCGGTAGAAAGAGTCAGCCGTTTATCTCTTTCTCCAAAAATGGGGGGCATGTCAGGATCGCGGCTTTTATTGCTCGTCACGGAGAACATGTTGATATTCAAATAGATTATTCCACCAGAACCATCAGGGTTAAGAAGGTGGAACATCACGGCGTGCGTATTAACGTCGGCGGCGTCTTTACCCGTAAGGTACTGGTGAAGCAGTTTCTGTTTGGCGAGAAGAAGACCATCCGCGTCGATCTCACCCAACAGGACGATGGCTGGTTTTATGGCGACTTGCCGGTAGAGTTCACGGCCAATTGCGCATAGTGCGTTATTGCCTGAATTAGCCATTATCCAACTATACAGATACGGAGATAGCGGATAATGGCTTTTTTATATCAATGAGATATAAATACGAGTCATTATAGTTTCGTATTAAAAATTTATTTTTAAGTAAATAAGTACCATTAAACCCTATTAAATAATAGTTATTTCCAATGATATCTTTGCAATAATTAAGGGAAAATAGAGACTCAAAAAAGGAAACGATAATTAATGGAACATTTACTCAGACACTGTGAAAAGGTTGCCGTTGGCCCCTATAGCCGCGATGCCCGTGCGCTGGCGCATGAAGTGATCGATACCATTTCGGCGGGCGTTCCGCCGGAGCAGCTGATTCTCCCCTGGATGTCGGTTAAAGAGGGGCTGCCCGACGCCAATAGCGGGCGCTACGTGTGCGCTTATACACCCGCGAAATCTCAGGACCGCCGCTATCAGCTGGTCTCCGCTGCCATGTTCCGCACCGTTTGTCGGGACGCCACCCACTGGTTTTATATGTGGGAAGCGCTGTGATGGTGGGAGGTGTGGGGGGATTTGTAGTGGTTTATGCTTCAATGCATAGATTATTTTGCTAGTACAGTGAATCAAAGTTTAACAACGTCAATATAAAAATATTTGGTAGTTAAATCATTCGCACCGCTAAATCCTTATATAATAAATATACTATTGAGATAGTCGTTAGGGAGCAGGATTGGACTGTGGTTTTTTTTATACAAGTTGTTGAGGGGAAGCATGATCGAAATAATAAGTGATAAAAAAATATTAAGAATCACCGCGTTTGAAAGAGAGAATACACCTAATGCACCTGCTTATGATTGGATAAAAACCTACGTCGAATATCACCTCCCTGAATTGAATGTACAATATCAGGCTTCTTTCAACGTTGGTGAACTTTCCGAACTGAAAGATAATCTTATCGCGTTACATACCCACTTAATAAATGAAGATGCCCATACCGATGTTATTTTTGAAAGCACCGAAAATCAGCTAAATCTAGTATTTACACCATCATCTTTTGGCCATGGAGCACTTATGTCGTTAACGTTGAGGCCAGAAAACCCGGCTGAAAGCGTAGTGATCAGTGATTGTTTGGGGCTTGATGAAAGCTATTTTCCCGCGCTCATTGCTGGTCTGGAAGAGATCATCAATTTACAAAGATGATGCATTAGAGTGTTGATAAGTAAGATATTTAATTAGAAGCCGCCAGGATGCTACTCTATGAAATCTGCTCTTGCTAATCTATGCCAATCCATCGGGATTCAGTCCGCGAGTCTGCTGGAAGCTATCACAACCTGCCTTTGTTCTATCGCCGCGCTGGGTAGCCTTTTTGTGCTTGAAGGCTGGGGCATGAAGATGGCTGGTTTTGTCGGGTTTTTGGCGCTGGCTTACGTGGTTGCCTGGATAGTGGATATAGTAAAAGGCGAAAAGTAGAGCCAAACATTTTGATTCATTACTCAGATTCTTGAGATTTGGACGGATTGGACTTATCACTATCAGAGCATCTTTTTTGCCGGAGGGTGTGAGCACATGTAAGAGGGGCTGCCAGATAAAAAATCAGCCATTTGTGCATAGCTCACATTTGAACAATTAAATGGATAAACCTTTTGATACTTAAGCAAAATATAGTCCATATTATAGCCTTGTACCGAACGTGGATATTTTAAGGATAAGAATATGTCAGCAGTAATTGATAAAGCACTGGATTTTATTAATGGCATGAACACGTCATCTTCAGCACCGCACACCATGGATGAAAGTACGGCTAAAGGCATTTTCAAGTATCTTAATGAGTTAGGCGCGCCGGCCAGCGCGGCTGATGTATATGCCCGGGGCACTCAAGAGGGCTGGGATCCCGAATTTACTAAAACGTTAGCGGGATGGGCGGAACGAATTGAGTCCGGCGAGCGTATAGTTATTAAGAATCCTGAGTACTTTTCTTCATACATGCGCGAGGAGCTGCGGGCTCTGGTATAGGCAGTTCTGCTCAATTTGAGCATCAGCTTTACAGGCGCGTTTGTACTCCGCAGTACTTGCCTGCCGTATTCTGTAGGTATCCTGGAAAAGACTAAGGGCTTACGAGTAATCGTAAGCCCTTGATATCTGGTGGCCCCTGTTGGGTTTGAACCAACGACCAAGCGATTATGAGTCCGAACTATATTTCATTAAAAACAATGATTTACAGTAAATTCAAGCGCATAGAATTTCGTATATTGTCGAAAAGTATTGCATAGTGCTTCGCTGTGCTGCCATTTTGCTGCCACCAATTAGGTTTAAGGGGTTAAGTTGAACTGCTTCTGTTAGATGGTCGGGGGCAAAGTGAGCATACCGCATTGTAACTTTAATATCCGTATGTCCGAGGATGCGTTGTAAGACCAGAATATTGCCGCCGCCCATCATGAAATGGCTGGCAAAAGTATGTCGAAGAACATGCGAAAGCTGGCCGTCTGGCAACTCTATCCCCGCACGCTTTATCGCGCTCCTGAATGCTGAATAACATCCGGTGAAGAGTGGTTTAGAGGTTCGGCTTTTTGGTAGCAGTTCGTAAAGCTCATCACTGATTGGAACCGTGCGGTTCTTCTTACCTTTCGTTTTGATAAAAGTGATCTTGCCGGGACTTATCTGTTTGCCAGTTAAGCTTTCAGCCTCTCCCCATCTTGCGCCGGTCGCAAGGCAGATTTTAACAATCGTGGTTAAATCCACTGCTTTGCTTTTCTCGCACTCTTCAAGCAAGCGTGTCGCCTCCTCAACTGTAAGCCAAGCCAGTTCAACCTCTGCGATCTTAAATTCTCTGACGTTTTCGAGAGGGTTTGGTGCGGTCCAGTCATCAAGCCTTTTCAGCTCATTGAACATAGCCCGAAAGTAAGCCAGTTCGAGGTTAACCGTGCGAGGAGTTACTGACTTAACGCGATCAGAACGGGTTATTTTCCCACTTAACCGCTGCTCTCTATATGTTGAGAATAATTTTGCGTTGAATTCAGTTGCGAGCGGATCACCCATAGCAAGACAGGCAAACTCCATTGCACCTTTACGCTTTTCACCGTCAGCAAGTGTTACACCATGTGCGTTGTACCAGGCTGTAACCAAATCCCGAACGCGGCGTTTATCAGTTTTCTCACCTAGCCACGGCTTATCTTGCGCTTGCTCTTTTACATGGCGCTCAAAGGCTAGCGCTTCTCCTTTGGTAGCAAACTGACGACGGATACGCCGCCCATCCCTGCCATTTGGGAAAACTTGCGCTTGCCATTTTCCATTCGCTAACTTACTAACGGACATATTAAGTGCAATTCCTAAAAGTCGGTTTCCACAATGTCTTCCAGTTCAGGATGGCTCTCAGGGTATTTAAAATATGCATCTTTACCATATCTAAAGACAAATAGAAGTTCTCCGTTAATGTTTTCAACTGATTCAAGTTTACCGAGCATTACAAATGTTCGCTCATTCAAGTAACTTTTCCCAATTAGATCTTCAGTTCTGGTTGTTTTTAGTTGTTCAATTAAATGTTTAGAACGAGGTGTGTATTTAATTGTTTTGCTATTGCTGAATATCTTTGTTGGTGCATCTATTTTATTTAAAATCTGATTTAGAGTTTCAAATATTAAAGTGTCTTGTGTGCTTAGCTGCGTTTTTTCACCCACTTTAGCAGGTTCGATTCTCAAAAGTTGAACAATAGAATTCACATCGTTTGAGTCTGCCTCAAATGTGCTTGTTATGGCTTTTTCTAAAGACTTAATATTGTTGAAAGCATTATCAATACGCAATGAGCTGTCATACTCGCAATATCTGAAAGCTTGAACATCAAACGGGCTTATTGTTCGATCGTCTTTTATTAATACTGTTTTTTTATTAAATGCCTGTCTTAGTCCTAGCTCGTACATCACATTAGGGTTTCGGCCGCTTAGATCACATATCGCAATATCAGATTCAACAATTCTTTTTAAAATATCTAATACAATTAAATTGGAGTTGTTAACTTCATCAGCTCTTACAGGTGTAAAGCCAGCGGCATCACATGCTGGTTTTATTAAATGGTTATAAACTCTATCGAAGTGACGAGAATCATAACCTGCCATGTCTGCGATTGGCATGATTACAAAGCAAGTACGCTCAATCTTTTCAGTTGCTTTGTCTTTTGTGGCCTTAGGCGAAGTAGTCATTGTTTACCCTTAACTAAGTTGTTCTGTTTTGAGGATAACTTTACCAAATACTTTTATATCCTGTACCTGACATTCAAAGGATGCCTTGCCATTTTCCACACGTATACGGCCACCAGGAAATCTAAAGATTTCTCTAATACTGTATAACCCATCAATTTCTATGACCCACCATCCATCATTTATCTCTCCTTCATGTTCATCAATGAGGTACAGAGAGTTTTCAAAGGCCACTAAAGATGGACTCGATAAATCAGCAGGAATCAGGCTGCCGTCATAGTAAATGTCATTATGTGAAGTCAAGACCCCATCTGTGATTTTGTAATTTTTTAAGGCTAGGGCTTTATGCTCGACCTCATCCTCGAACATCGCCCCTTCGCCTGAAATCAACCACTGCAAAGATGCACCTGTTTCGATGCTGCAGATGATTGTCCAATCAGACGGAAAGGTGTTCCGCGCATACCTGTTTGCCATCGTGCTTTGAGAAATCCCAAGGTGATTACATAGGGACTGGCGAGTAGTAAAACCGTAGGCTTTCAAAATTCGCTCAATGACCGGCTGGCCGCCAGTATTTTGCATAATGTTACTCTGCAACTTCTTTGGCATGTGGCGATTTGTGATGTTTCGTGTTGACATTGGCGTTTTGTGATCCTATTCTCCGTTGTGTGAAGCAACGAATAGTGATTAACAGTCTCGAATAGTGTTGAGACAACCCAAACTGAGGAATATTGCATCATGTATCGTCAACTTTCAATGCGTCCCAGCATCAATCTTGTGGTGTCAGAGCCATTCATCACTCTTGATGAGTTCTGTCGTCGCACCGGCTACAAACTGAGTTATGCCCGCCAGATGATTCGTGAGGGTCGTTTACCTATCCGCAAGAAAGAGGGAGTAAACAGCCTAATAGAAGTAAACATGTTCGCTTTGACGATGGAAGCGGCTCAAGGCTGTGAAATCGCAATGCAAGCCTGATAGTTCCATTTTGGGATAGAAAAGGACTTACAGCATGTTTGATTATCGCGTTTCCAAACATCCACACTTTGACGAAGCCTGCCGGGCTTTCGCACTACGTCACAACATGGCGAAGCTGGCAGAACGCGCCGGAATGAATGTCCAGACGCTGCGCAACAAGCTGAACCCGGATCAGCCTCATCAACTGACACCGCCGGAAATTTGGGTGCTGACGGATATCACTGAGGATTCCGCGCTGGTTGATGGCTTCCTTGCCCAAATTCATTGCCTGCCTTGCGTGCCGCTGAACGAAGTAGCAAAAGAGAAGCTGCCGCATTACGTCATGAGCGCTACTGCTGAAATCGGACGTGTTGCTGCCGGCGCCGTATCGGGCGATGTGAAAACCACCGCAGGCCGCCGCGATGTTATCAGCAGCATTAACTCTGTTACTCGTCTGATGGCACTGGCTGCCGTTTCGATGCAGGCGCGTTTACAGGCTAACCCGGCGATGGCAAGCGCGGTGGATACCGTGACGGGCCTCGGCGCTTCGTTCGGTCTGATCTGAGGTGGTTATGCTGACTAAAGAACCATCTTTCGCGTCACTTATCCTAAAGCAAAGCCCGGCAATGCACTACGGTCATGGCTGGATCATGGGGAAGGATGGCAAACGCTGGCACCCGTGCCGCTCTCAGGATGAACTGCTGGCTGACCTGTCCACAACCAAACAGGGGAAATCATGGCTATTGAAGGCGCTACGGCGACTGTTCCATTAAGCCCCGGTAAACGCCTGGATGGACTGAACCATATTGCGGAATTGAGGGCTAAAGTGTTTGGTCTGAATATTGAGCCGGAGCTTGAAAGGTTTATTAAAGATATGCGCGATCCACGCGACGTAAATAATAAACAGAATGAGCGGGCACTGGCAGCCATTTTTTATATGGCAAAAATTCCGGCAGAACGTCACGGCGTCAATATTAGTGATCTGACTACTGACGAAAAGCGGGAACTGGTGAAAGCAATGAATCATTTTCGTGCAGTGGTGAGCTTATTTCCCAAACGGCTAACCATGCCGAATTAATCCACAACAGAAATTAATGGCGTAAACCCGCCGGGCATTCTTTTGCCCAAATTCAGGAGAACGAACGATGCGAAATATTGAAACCCGTACCACTAAAACCGGACCAGATGATGCTGGTCTCAACCTGTTGCTGACTGAGGCACGTAAAGAAGAACGCCGGGGACGCGCAGATGTGATGGCTGCGCGTCTGGATTCTTTAGCTGCTCGTATCGTGTCACGTCAGCTTAACCACACGGAAGCAGCTGAGCTGCTGCGTCAGGAAGCTGTGAAGATTCAGAACGAAGCGCAGGAGATCCACTGATGGCTGATTCAATGGACCTTGTACAGCAGCGCGTTGAAGAAGAACGCCAGCGCCACATCCACACCGCCCGTAATAAAGCGCCGGGCGTTTCCCGTGTTCTCTGCATTGATTGCGATGCACCGATCCCGCCAGCACGCCGCCGCGCCATTCCGGGCGTGCAGTGCTGCGTCACCTGTCAGGAAATCGCAGAGCTGAAAGGCAAACACTACAATGGAGGTGCTGTATGAGCACCATCCTGAAATGGGCGGGAAATAAAACCGCCATCATGCCGGAACTGATTAAGCACCTTCCCGCTGGTCCGCGACTGGTTGAACCTTTCGCGGGTTCCTGCGCTGTGATGATGGCGACAGACTATCCTCATTATCTTGTCGCGGATATTAATCCTGACCTGATCAGCCTCTACAGCGTCATTAAAAACAAGTCTGAATTACTAATTACTATTGCGAAAGGGTTATTTGATAAGAATAATACCGCAGAAGATTATTACGGTATACGTAAGGAATTTAATTGTGATCGCCACTGGCCCGCAGAATGGCGCGCAGCTATGTTTCTTTATCTTAATCGCCATTGTTATCGTGGATTATGCCGCTATAACTTGAGCGGTCATTTTAATGTTCCTTACGGCAATTATAAAAATCCGTATTTCCCTGAAAATGAAATACTCGCTTTTGCAGAAAAGGCTCAACGCGCAACGTTTATTTGTGCCAGTTATGATGAAACACTGGCGCTGCTGCAGGCTGGTGATGTTGTTTATTGTGATCCGCCATACGATGGCACATTTAGCGGTTATCACACTGCCGGTTTTACAGAGGACGATCAGTATCATCTGGCGTCTATTCTTGAGCGTCGGTCATCAGAAGGTCATCCGGTTATCGTGTCCAACAGTGACACGTCCCTGACCCGTTCGCTTTATCGTAATTTTACCCGCCATCGCATCACTGCAAAGCGCAGCATGGGTGTGGCTGCCGGTGAGAGTAAATCTGCAACTGAAATCATCGCCATAAAATCAGCAGACTGGTTTGGTGTCGATTTGGCGTCCGGTCCAGATATCTCGGTGGAAACTGAGGTGCGGGCGTGGCAGTGAGTAAATTCACATTACATAATGCACCAACCACCGGCGGCTCGAATGAGGCCGCCGTGGCCTTTTCATGGAATAACCCTAAAAAAGCGGTTAATCCCTATCTGGACCCGGCGGAGGTTGCGCCGGAGTCTGCGCTTTCAAACCTGATCGCTCTTTACGCTGCGGATAACGAGCAGGAGCAGTTGCGCCGTGAGGCGCTGAGCGATGAGGTCTGGGAACGCTATTTCTTCAATGAATCCCGTGATCCTGTCCAGCGCGAAATGGAGCAGGACCGGCTGATTAGTCGTGCCAAAATGGCGCGCGAGCAGCAGCGTTTTAATCCCGATCTGGTCATTCTGGCTGACGTTAACGCGATGCCGTCCTATATCAGCAAGCCTCTGCTGGAGCGGATTAAATATTTCCATAGTCTGGGCAGAGCAAAAGCCTATTCCCGCTACCTGCGTGAAACCATCAGGCCCTGTCTTGAGCGGCTGGAGCGCGTGCGTGATAGTCAGGTGTCTGCGTCTTTCCGGTTCATGGCGAGCCACGACGGGCTGGAAGGGCTGCTGGTACTACCTGAAATGAATCAGGATCAGGTCAAGCGCCTTTCAACGCTGGTAGCGGCACATATGAGCATGTGTCTTGATACGGCTTGCGGTGATCTGTTTGTCAGCGACGATGTTAAACCAGAAAAAATCCGCCAGGCATGGGAAAGGGTTGCCGCAGAAGTCATGCGCCTTGAGGTCATCCCGCCTGCCTTTGAGCAGCTGCGCCGCAAGAAGCGCCGCCGCAAGCCGGTGCCTTATGAACTGATCCCACCGTCGCTGGCGCGTATGCTGTGCGCGGACTGGTGGTATCGCAAACTGTGGCAGATGCGCTGCGAGTGGCGGGAGGAGCAACTGCGCGCCGTCTGCCTTGTCAACAAAAAAGCGTCCCCGTATGTCAGCTATGAAGCCGTGATCCATAAACGCGAGCAGCGCCGCAAATCTCTGGAGTTCTTCCGCTCGCATGAGCTGGTCAACGAAGACGGCGACACACTGGACATGGAAGACGTGGTGAACGCCAGCAACAGCAACCCGGCACACCGCCGTAATGAAATGATGGCCTGTGTTAAGGGACTGGAGCTGATAGCGGAAATGCGCGGCGACTGTGCGGTGTTCTATACCATCACCTGCCCGTCACGCTTCCACGCAACCCTCAACAACGGCAGACCTAATCCGAAATGGACCAGCGCCACTGTCCGGCAGAGCAGTGATTATCTGGTTGATACCTTCGCCGCTTTCCGCAAGGCAATGCACAAGGCCGGGCTGCGCTGGTATGGCGTCCGGGTGGCAGAGCCACACCACGACGGCACCGTGCACTGGCATCTGTTGTGCTTCATGCGCAAAAAAGACCGCCGTTCCATCACCGCACTGCTGCGTAAGTTTGCCATCCGTGAAGACCGCGAGGAGCTGGGCACCAATACCGGGCCGCGCTTCAAGTCCGAGCTTATCAACCCGCGTAAGGGCACGCCGACCAGCTATATCGCCAAATACATCAGCAAGAACATCGACGGGCGCGGACTGGCTAAAGAAATCAGCAAAGAAACCGGCAGATCACTGCGTGACAGCGCCGAGCATGTCAGCGCCTGGGCGTCACTGCATCGTGTCCAGCAGTTCCGTTTCTTTGGTATTCCGGGGCGTCAGGCATACCGCGAGCTGCGCTTGCTGGCTGGTCAGGCGGCAAGAGTGCAGGGTGAACGCAAAGCGGGCGCGCCGGTACTGGATAATCCGCGTCTGGATGCGGTACTGGCGGCGGCTGATGCGGGCTGCTTTGCCACCTATATCATGAAGCAGGGCGGTGTGCTGGTTCCCCGCAAACATCACCTTGTCCGCACGGCCTATGAGCTTAACGAAGAACCGAGCGCCTACGGCGATCACGGTATCCGTATCTATGGCATCTGGTCCCCGATTGTAGAGGGCAAGATTTGCACGCACGCGGTGAAGTGGAAAAAGGTTCGTAAGGCCGTTGACGTTCAGGAGGCGACAGCCGACCAGGGCGCTTGCGCCCCTTGGACTCGTGGCAATAACTGTCCCCCTGTTGAAAATCTGAACAAATTAGGGGGTGATTTACCTGATATTAAAACCATGGATGAGAAGGAGTTGCAGGAATATCTCCACAGCATGGGCCAGAAGGAGCGGCGAGAGCTGACAGCCAGGTTAAGAATGGTGAAACCGAAACGGAAAAAGGCATACAAACAGACTATTTCGGATCACCTGTGCCTGCAGCTTAAGGCAGAGCTAAGTTCCAGAGGGTTCGATGGTAGCGAGTCAGAGATTGACCTGCTTCTGCGCGGCGGCAGTATTCCGTCAGGTGCCGGGCTGCGTATTTTTTACCGCAACCACCGCCTGCAGGAAAATGATAAATGACGTCAGTGGTACGGCTGACGCAGTTTTAACAATTTGTGCGTTATTGACTTGCATCAGATCCATTCAACTGACTGACAAAAAACAGTTTTACATTTCTCATTATCCATTATACTGTAATTATATACAGTATATATATACAGCTTTTATGTGTCAGAGGTAGTGATAGGAGGGAAAATGCAGGATTATCTTTTGGAGTCGTTGAAGCTCCAGCGCATTGATTTTTTTATCAAGCTTGTAGCGGCTAGTGAGTGCAGCGACGAAGAAAAGCGGCTGGCTATACAGTGGGTTTCTGAATTAACGGATGAGCTAATAGCGAAGATTCGTGCGCATGAATACAACCGCTCAATTGATATGACCAGCTAAAATTTTCACTTGTCGTGATTACTGAGTCGATTGAATTATAAACAGAGGCCTGCGTTAAGCCCAAGAGGTGGTGCAGGCTTTCTCTGTGTGACATAAATCATTGAAATTATTTCTAACTAATTGTAATGTTAAGGATATTTGATATTTATAATGGTTTTTTTATGGATGATTTAGAAAAAAAATTCAGACACACACCGTTAGGACATAAAAAATATTATAAAAGATTAAGTGACTTTATAAATTTTTTGATAAGTAAAGGTCGGGTTTTAGAGGCTAAGTATTATTTTCAGATATTGATTCAGTCTCGACCTGATAACTTAAAAACTAATATGTTAGGTTATGAAATATCAATTAAATCCTTTGATAGTGAAGGTGTTGCTAGATTTGATAAATTTCTATGTGATAACTCTAAGAAAATTGTGGATGTACAAATTTTACAGTTAGAGTATTATTACTCAGTAAGCAATTCAAAGGGATTTTTATTTGTACTTGAACATATCTTATTAAATAAATTAAAACCAGATATTTTGAACAAAGTTATTGGGCTGGTTGTTACTTTTGAGTCCTATGCATCAATAAAGACGTTATTGTCATATCTCAAGAGAAATAAACTAATGCTAAACACGAAAGCTGATGCGAGAATTAAAAGAGTTGTTCTGCAGGAATTCTCGAATGTGCTGGTGAGGATTAAACTATGAGTGCTTTTTTAGTTGTCCGGATATTGCAATCCCAGAGTGTTTATATGCCTCATACGTTAGTTTATTCTAATGTGGAATTGAGAGGGCCGGGTGCAGATACAAATGAGGAATCCAGCTTTTTTGAGTCTGTTGCAAAGAAGAGTTATCTGGACTATAACCACTATAAATTATGCGCAAGAATTACTACTATTGTAAATTCAAACAATATTATTGATGCTTTAAATATTGCGGGCAATAGATTTTCTGAAGTAATGGATGTCATCTCAATAAATTTCCCGATATCTAACTTTAACCTCTCACCTATAGGATTGGTTAAAGACTTGGATAGTGGGACTATTCATCATTTGAATGATGATAGCTTTAAACCATCCACAACTTTTATGTTGCAACAAGGAATAATTCAAAAATATGATAATGATCACTATTTATTATCAAGGGATAATGAATTGAGTAAAAGATATTTACGATCGCTCCACTGGTTTAGAAATGCAAAGCATGAAAATAATAAGCAGATAAAAATACTTTTTTATTGGTTTGCACTTGAAGCTCTTCTTAAGGAAAATGAGTCCGATAATATCAGTGGTATTATTCGTTGGTTTCTAGGGTTTCCTAACGGGAAAAATTGTCAGGATGTTTCCCAGCATCTAATAAAAGAATTGGAATCACATGATAGATATCATTTTTGGAAAAAGAAATTACCAGGTATTTTAGATCAAATTAGAGAATTTAGGAATAACTCAGTTCATCATGGGTTTAGAAATATTGAGTTTACCTTGTCTGAGCTTGATCTATTTTGCCAGGTGATGGTTCTGAGTATTTCAAGATGCCAAGAGGCTGTGAGAAAAGCAATTAACAATAATATAACAAATATCTCTGAATTTAAAGAGTATATACCTGAGATTTTTGAACTCAACATACATGTAAAAAATGATACCCATGGAACTATAATTTATAGTCTTGAAGAGAAAGTTAAGTAGCCATACATTCTAATCTAAGGCCTCCAGTATCGGGATATTTAGGGGTTTGATACGTTACATGTTCTGCCTGTTGCCGCATGAATTCGCATGAATGCCCGAAGACCTTTTGTACTTAGGCTTATCAGAAATGGCGGGGATTAGCTCAAATCATGCAGTGCATGAAAACCACTACATAAAGCGGGCAGGCGTGGCGGGGATACGAGCGCGCGCTGAGAGGAAAAAAAGAAAACTTGCAGGCATAAACAGTTAGGTTTACAACTATCGTCTTAGATGATTTTGTAGAACACACTGTTGTGCACTAAAGAAGAAGGAGCGAGCTTGTGTCATACGATGCTATAGTTTTAGATACACAAACTATTGATAATTATCACTGGCGTTTTAACGAAGGTATGCTTTCACGAATGAAGCAGTTTTGTCATAGTCAAGTAGACTTTCTTATGCCTGACATCGTGAAAAATGAAGTGCAAAGTCATCTATCAAAAAAAATTAAAGAATCACAAGACGCATTGGATAAATCTCTTAAAGATGCACTTGCACATTTTTTGCTAACAGAAAAAGAAACAGAACCTGTTTACGATAGTGCTATTAAAATGGTCAGTGCTGATGCGTTGGCATCTTCGATTATAGATGAGTATTTGACAAATTGCGGTGCGGTCGAATTTAAGTGTAGTGACCTAACAACACTTGATGAAGTATTTGAGGCGTATTTTAATTTAACTCCGCCCTTCGCTGATAGAAAGAAAAGGAAGGAGGAATTTCCAGACGCTACAGTTTTATTTGCAATTGAGGCTTATGCTAAAAAATTTGATAAAAAAATTATAGCAATTTCAAGAGATCAAGGATGGATTGAATACTGTGGTGGCTCAGATTATGTAACCTGCATACAGGATTTAGGCGAAGCATTAACGCAATTTCAACCTAAAACAGCCCCATATGAGTTTGCTCAGCGTTTAATGTTCGATATAGAGGCAGGAAAATCCAATACCCTATTGGATTCTATTAAAAGTGCAGTTATTAGCCGTTATGATGATGTGAGTTTTATGGCAGAGGCTGATTCCTACCTTAGTTTTGAGCCGGAGGCCAACTATTGTCATGTATCAGACGTTGAATTTGAACCTTTTATTAATGTTATAGATGTTAGTCAAGACTATGCGACTTTTGAGATTAAAGCCACAGTAACATATGATGCCGAGTGTGATTTTAATTTTTATCACTACGATTCCATAGATAAAGATAATGTTTACTTGGCTGCTACAACGGAGTCTACAGAAGTTAATGATACTACCAGTGTGATATTTACCATATTTAATGATTTCGAGAGGGATTATGATAGTATGGACGCTGAGGATGTAGAATTAACGTCGGTTATCAAGTATGTTGATTTTGGCAGTATTGAACCACATTATGAGCCTGAACAAGATTAACATTTAATGGCTGGCCCTTCGCCAGCCATTACTTTAGTTTAATCGAGACTATACCTTTCAAATGTTATGACTTCATCATCTAGCCATTCATTCAGTTCCTGCAGCCTCTTCTGGAGAGGAATTAATTCATTGCGGACAAAGACGAGACTGGCCTTTTCCACATCACCAAAGCCGCCGGTATTGTTGGGAATAATGCCCATCATCTGCGGCGGTACGCGGTGTGCGGCCATCATGTCATCGCGGCTCACATTCTTGATGTTCAGAAACTCATCTTTCGCCGCGACCTCCGACAGCGGGATGATCTGGATGCCGTCCTTTTTACCGTTGGGCGAATACATAAACAGGTTGCGGAAGTTGCCCGGCCCTTTGGCGCTTTTCATGGCCTGGCGGATGTTGTTCACGTCCTCCTGATTCTGTGCCGCATCAGTCATGTACATGATGAACCCGGCGTGACTGCCGTTGATATAATACTTACGGCGAAACAGCGTAGCCGACTCGTTGAGCAGTGTTGAAGGGATCGCGGAGAGGTAGCCGGGAAGCCCGTAGATTTCCTGGTTAATGTCCGGCTCCATCAGGTGAAAGATGCTCCCTTTGGTGAACTCATAAGGCTGGGTGGTCATGCCGTACTGCACGAACCAGTAAGTATCAAGGTCAATCCCGCGCCGGGTGTACTTCGCCAGTGATGGCTCCAGTGACAGGACGCCGCCCAGCCTGTTTGTCCGTTTTTCCAGATATGCGTTACCGAACACAAGATAGTCCTGGACGAAACGGGCAAAAGCCTGCTGGCTGAGCAGGCGGTGGGGGATGTAGGTACTACTGAGAATGTCACGCTTAACGGCAATCGGTGAGCTGTGATGTACAGCGGCGCGATAGGTCCGCGCTAGTCCGTTAAAGCTCACCGGCGGCTCATACCAGCGGTCCATTTGCACACATTCTACGTAGTCCAGAAGTTCACGGCGGTCCAGTACCGGAATGGGATCGCCAAAGCTGAACGCCTGGGTAGTCGCTGCATCATTGGGTTGTACGTCAGGTGGCATCACATCCTGTGCGGTATTCTCAGTCATTAAAAAATCTCCACAATGTTGCTGGTATTGGCGGCTTCGCCCTGCAGCGGTTCGTTAAACAGTGCGTGCATCGTTGCCCAGGCCAAATCTGCGTGGCTGGCTTCTTCGCTGCGGCTGGCTTCGTAGGTAGGGCGGTTTCCGCTGGCGGTGGTGGCGCGGCGGATAGCCATAAAGGACTGCGCAATGTCGGTGTGCCCGGCGTCAAACTCCAGACGGCGGTGGCTGATAATGTCGTATGCCTTGAGCACCAGGGCGTTTTTGACGTTGGGGTTGTAGACAAACTCCCGCACGGCAGGGAAGAACGCTTTCACGTTTTCGTAGACACCGTGACCGACGCCGGTCGAGTCGATGCCGATATAGGTCACGTTGTACTGTTGTGTCAGCTTTTTGATGGCGTCAGCCTGGGCGCGGAAGTCCATCCCGCGCCACTGGTGCCGCTCAAGAATGCGAAACTTGCCGCCCGGTACGGTTGGCGGTGCCACCACCACGCACCCGGCGCTGTCACCGTTCTTCGTGCCTTTCGCCGGGTCGTATCCGATCCAGACTTCGCGCCAGCCAAACGGGCGCAGCGCCAGCGCCTGAAAATCTGCCCACACTTCCCAGCTGTCCACCATGCACGCCTGCAGCTCGCTGAGCGGGAATACTGACGCCAGATCGTCAATAAATTCACACATCAGCAGGTTCTGGTATTCGTCCGGGCTGTACTCCATGCGCAGCTGGTCGAGGTCGAACAGATTACATCCGCCGCGCACCGCATCCTCCACGGTGACGATCTGGCGGTACTGTCCGTCCGGGCAGAGCACGCCGCGTGCAAGGTTGCTGTGGGTCAGGTCAATATCCACCTTGTCCGCTTTGGCGCGGCCCCGGTTGAACAGTGCGCCGGACCAGAACGGATAGGCGCTGTGGGTCAGGCTGGACGGCGTGGAAAAGTAGGTTTGTCGCCATTTCTTGTGAATGGCCATACCGGAGGCAACCTTGCGCAACTCCTGGAATTTCGGTATCCAGAAGTATTCATCAAGGTACAGGTTGCCGTGGTAGCTCTGCGCCGTGCGGGCGTTGGTGCCGAGGAAGTACAGGCACGCGCCGTTGCTGAGGGTCATCGGGTCGCCTTTCAGCTCAACATCCACCTCTTTTGCAAAGTCGATGATGTATTGCTTAAAAACGTGCGCCTGTGCCTTACTGGCTGAGAGAAAAATCTGGTTTCGCCCCGTGGTGATGGCGTCAATCAACGCCTCACGGGCAAAAAAGTATGTAGCCCCGATCTGGCGTGATTTAAGCAGGTTGCGAATGCGGTGTTTTACACCTGCCTGCCACCAGTGGCGCTGATATTCAAACATGCCGTTGCGGAAGATTTCTTCCAGCTTTTCGGTCTGTTCATCAGTGAAAACATTCTTTTCGGGCTGGCGGCGTGGCCCTTTGTTACGGTTGGCAACTTTCGGGTTTAAGTCTGCTTCGTTCCCGCCGTCGTTAAACTTACCGATCCGGGCGTGGCGCTCTGACTGGCGCGCCAGCAGGTCAATTTCCTTGAAGTCTTTCCCTTCTTTCTGCTCCTTCATGATGAGCTGGCAGTAACGTGCGGCGGTGGTGAGCTGCATCTGATCCAGCGGCCCATACTCGCCCCATTTATCGCGCTTCTTCCAGCTGTGAACGGTTGCAACTTTTTCGCCCAGCATTTCAGCAATGCGGGCTACGCGGTATCCCTGAAAGTACAGCAGCATAGCCTGCCGACGGGGATCGAGGTCTGCGGGGGTCAGTGTCGTGTTCATGGCCCCCAACATACGGCCTAGCCTGACGGCTTTCCCCGGCTGCGGTTTGTGTGGCTGACCGTACAAGTGCCGCGCGTTGTTTCACTCCCCCCATCACCGCAAACATAAGGCTCCAGTAAGTTTTTTCTAACGGAGCACGGCTCATGACAGTGAAAGCAAAGCGTTTCCGCATCGGGGTGGAAGGTGCCACCACTGACGGACGCGAGATCCAGCGTGAATGGCTGGTACAGATGGCTGCCAGCTACAACCCGACGGTCTATACCGCGCTGATTAACCTTGAGCACATCAAGTCTTATCTGCCGGACAGTACCTTTAACCGCTACGGCAGGGTAACGGGGCTGGTTGCAGAAGAAATCAAGGACGGGCCGCTGGCGGGCAAGATGGCGCTTTATGCCGATATCGAACCCACGGACGCCCTGGTGGAACTGGTGAAGAAGGGCCAGAAGCTTTTCACCTCCATGGAGGTCAGCACGAAGTTTGCCGACACCGGCAAAGCCTACCTTGTGGGGCTGGGTGCGACGGACGATCCGGCGAGTCTGGGCACCGAAATGCTGGCATTCAGCGCCAGCGCCGCGCATAACCCGCTGGCGAACCGTAAGCAGAACCCTGAAAACCTGTTTTCGGAAGCAGTTGAAACGCTGATCGAACTGGAAGAAGCCCAGGACGAAAAGCCCTCCCTCTTTGCCCGCATCACCGCGCTATTAACCAAAAAAGAGCAGACCGATGAGGCGCGTTTCTCCGACGTGCATAAAGCCGTGGAACTGGTTGCCACCGAGCAGCAGAACTTGAGCGAGCGCACGGATAAATCCCTGACCGAACAGGACAAGCGCCTTTCTGAGCTGGAGTCCTCACTACAGGAGCAGCAGGCCGCCTTTGCCGAGCTTGAGCAGAAGCTGAGCCGTGAGGACAGCCGTAAAGACTACCGCCAGCGCGCGCCGGGCGGTGACGCACCGGCAGGCACCCTGACCAATTGCTGATGGAGCATAAAACCCGATGAAAAAGAATACCCGCTTTGCCTTTAACGCTTATCTGCAGCAACTGGCGCGTCTGAACGGTGTGGCAGTTGAAGAACTGTCCAGCAAGTTCACCGTAGAGCCGTCTGTGCAGCAGACGCTGGAAGACCAGATCCAGCAGTCCGCTGCTTTCCTGACGCTGATTAACATCACGCCGGTCACTGAGCAGTCCGGGCAGTTGCTGGGGCTGGGCGTTGGCAGCACGATTGCCGGGACCACCGATACCACCACCAAAGAGCGCGAACCTACCGATCCGACGCTGATGGAAGACGTGGAATACAAATGCGAGCAGACCAACTTTGATACGGTGCTGACCTACGCAAAACTGGACCTGTGGGCGAAATTCCAGGACTTCCAGGTGCGTATCCGCAACGCCATTGTTAAGCGTCAGGCACTGGACCGCATCATGATCGGCTTTAACGGCGTGAAGCGTGCCAAAACCTCCAATCGTGCTGAAAACCCGCTGCTGCAGGACGTCAATAAAGGCTGGCTGCAGAAAATCCGCGAAGACGCGCCGGATCACGTCATGGGCAGCAAAACCGCAGAAGACGGCACCACTACTGCAGAACCGGTAAAAGTAGGTCCGGGTGGTAAGTATGTAAATCTTGACGCGGTGGTGATGGATACTGTCAACGAGCTGATCGATGTGGAGTATCAAGATGATGACGAGCTGGTTGTTGTCTGTGGTCGTGAACTACTGTCTGACAAGTATTTCCCGCTGGTCAACAAAGAGCAGGACAACAGCGAGAAAATCTCCGCCGATCTGATCATCAGCCAGAAACGCATGGGCGGCCTGCAGGCTGTGCGCGCGCCTTTCTTCCCGGCAAATGCCCTGCTGATCACCCGTCTGGATAACCTGTCCATCTACTGGCAGGAAGACACTCGCCGACGTTCTGTTATCGACAACCCGAAACGTGACCGGATTGAAAACTTTGAATCCGTCAACGAGGCGTATGTAGTCGAGGACTACCGCTGCGCGGCGCTGGTTGAAAACATTGAAATCGGTAATTTCAGTGCGCCTGCCGTTCCTGAAGGTGGGGAATAACGCATGAGCCTGAGTCCCGCAAGGCAGCACCGCCTGCGCATTCAGGCCGAACAGGCCGCCCGTGAGGGCGGCAGTGTTCGCCATGCGTCGGGCTATGACCTGATGCTGCTGCAACTTGCAGAAGACCGCCGCCGCCTTAAGGGCGTCCAGTCCACGGTGAAAAAGGCGGAAATCAAGGTGGAACTGCTGCCGAAATATTCCGCCTGGGCGGAGGGGGTGCTGGCTGGCGGAGGTGCGCAGCAGGATGACGTGCTGATGTACGTGATGCTGTGGCGTATCGATGCCGGTGATTATGCCGGTGCGCTGGAAATCGGGCGTCATGCGCTGCGCCATGGCTGGGTGATGCCGCTGGGCAACCGTAACGTGCAGACCGTGCTGGCAGAAGAAATGGCAGACGCGGCGCAAAGCGCCCTGCTAGCCGCTGCCGGTTTTGATGCCGATCTGCTTTTGCAGACGCTGGACCTGACAGCCGATCTGGATATGCCGGACCAGTCGCGGGCGCGTCTGCATAAAGCCATCGGCGCTGTACTGAGCGAAAGCAACCCGGCATCTGCCCTGAATCACCTTATCCATGCGCTGCAGCTCGATCCCCGCTGTGGCGTTAAAAAAGAAAAGCAGCAGCTGGAGCGCAGACTGCGCAATGACAGCCGCTAAAGAACGTGCCCCGCGCACGGGCGGCACGGGGTGGCGAAAGGCACTGCCACATCAAAATCCCGTCCACCGCCCACTTATTCAGGAGAAAGCCGCATGAAGTTTGTTGCGCCAGAACAGGCACCGGAACAGGCGGAGGTCATCAAAAACACGCCGTTCTGGCCTGATGTGGACCTGTCGGAATTTCGCAGTGTGATGCGTACTGACGGCACGGTGACGCAGCCGCGTTTAAAGCAGGTTGTGCTGACGGCTATTTCTGAGGTTAACGCTGAGCTGTACGACTTCCGCAAGCGTCAGCAGATGCTGGGCTGGCAGTCACTTGCAGACGTTCCTGCAGAAATGCTGGACGGCAAAAGCGAGCGTATCCAGCACTACCACAACGCTGTTTTTTGCTGGGCGCGCGCTGTGCTCAATGAGCGTTATCAGGACTATGACGCCACGGCGTCAGGCGTGAAACGAGGGGAGGAGCTGGCGGAGGCCAGCGGCGATCTGTGGCGTGATGCCCGCTGGGCTATCAGTCGGGTGCAGGATGCACCGCACTGTACGGTGGAGCTTATCTGATGAAAGTGCGTGCGCATCAGTATGACACGGTGGACGCGCTTTGCTGGCGTCATTACGGGTGCACGCAGGGTGTCACTGAGCAGGTTCTGCAGGCAAATCCGGGGCTGGCTGAGTACGGCCCATTTTTACCGCACGGGCTGCAGGTGGAGCTGCCGGACATTACGGCGTCAACCACGGCGCAGACCGTCCAGCTATGGGACTGAATTATGACGCTTGAACGAATCAGCGCCTTTCTCACTTACTGCATCGCCGTGCTGCTGGCATGGCTGGGCGATCTGTCGCTCAAGGATGCGTCAACGGTTGGCGGCGTACTGATTGGTGTGCTGATGCTGGCTATCAACTGGTACTACAAACACCAGTCTTTCAAATTGTTACGTGGCGGCAAGATTTCGCGGGGGGAATATGAATCCTTCAATCGTTAAGCGCTGCCTTGTCGGGGCGGTACTGGCTATTGCTGCCACGCTGCCCGGTTTCCAGTCGCTTCATACCTCCGTTGAGGGGTTGAAACTGATTGCCGATTACGAGGGGTGCCGCCTGCAGCCTTATCAGTGCAGCGCGGGCGTGTGGACCGACGGGATCGGCAATACGTCCGGTGTGGTGCCGGGCAAAACCATCACGGAACGGCAGGCGGCGCAGGGACTTATCACCAACGTACTGCGCGTGGAGCGGGCGCTGGATAAATGTGTGGTGCAGCCGGTGCCGCAAAAAGTCTATGACGCGGTGGTGTCGTTTGCTTTCAACGTGGGCACCGGCAACGCCTGCAGCTCCACGCTGGTTAAGTTGCTTAACCAGCGGCGCTGGGCAGATGCCTGCCATCAGCTGCCGCGCTGGGTATATGTCAAAGGTGTGTTTAATCAGGGGCTGGACAATCGCCGCGCGCGGGAAATGGCCTGGTGCTTAAAAGGAGCATAACGGAATGAAAAAGAAAGTCATGAGCGTTTTTTTCCAGCTGGCATGGGCTGCGCTGTTGGTTATCAGTCTGCTGTATCCGCGCAGCGGTGCGCCGGTTCTGGTTGGTGCGTCTGTCTGGGTGTCATGCTTCCTCGCCTGGCTACTTGCTGCGCTGTGCGCTGTCGGGTGGTTCGCCGGAGAGCGGGCGCGCGATGAGGTCAGGTCGGCATTAATCAAATTCAGGGCGCACCCCGTAAAACCCGTGCGTACCTGGGTTATCAGGTTGCTTATTGTTCTGTGCCTGGCGTTTTCGGGATGGGTGATCACCCTGGTGTTTTACCTGCTGACGCTGGTTTTGTATCAGATTACCCGCGCGCAGCTTCATGAGCAGATGGCGGCCTGATGCGTGCGCTGGCGGTAGTGCTGGCGCTGGCGCTTGCGGCGCTGGGCTGGCAGTCGTGGCGGCTTAACAATGCCAGCCACGCCATCGAGACGCTGGGCGCGGCGCTGAAAAGCAAAAAGCAGGAGCTGACGAAGAAAAACAGCCAGCTGATCGGCTTGTCCATTCTGACCGAAACCAACAGCCGGGAGCAGACGAGGCTTTATGCGGCAGCGGAGCAAACCACCGCACTGTTGCGCAACCGTCAGCGCCGGATCGAGGAGCTAAAACGTGAAAACGAGGATTTGCGCCGCTGGGCTGACACTCCTTTGCCTGCTGACATTATCCGGTTGCGGGACCGCCCGGCCCTCGCCGGAGGTGCAGCTTACCGTGAGTGGTTGTCCCAGAGTGACGCAGTGCCGCCTGGAAAGGTCAGCGCCGCGCAGTAATGGCGATCTGAATGCGGCGCTGGATGAAACCGAGGCCGCCTGGGCGGTCTGTGCTGACAAAGTGGACACGATTATTGCGTGTCAGGAGCGAGACAGTGAACAAACCGCAGTCCTTACGCAGCGCCCTGAATAAAGCGGTTACCTATGTCCGGGACAACCCGGACAAACTGCACCTTTTCGTTGATAACGGCTCACTGGTGGCAACCGGAGCCAGCTCCATGTCATGGGAATACCGCTACACCCTGAACGTGGTGATCGAGGATTTCAGCGGCGACCAGAATCTGCTGATGGCTCCTGTGCTGCTGTGGCTAAGTGATAACCAGCCGGACGCGATCAATAACCCGGCGCTGCGCGAAAAACTGTTCACCTTTGAAGTGGATATTCTGCGCAACGATGTATGTGATATCAGCATGAACCTGCAACTGACAGAGCGCGTGCTGGTCAGCACTGACGGCAGCGTGTCGAGCGTTGAAGCGGTGCCGGAGCCGGACGAACCCGAAGAAATGTGGACGGTGAAACGTGGATGAGCTGCAGAGGGTGGATGACTGGCTGACGGCGCTGCTGGCAAATCTGGAGCCTGCCGCACGCAGCCGTATGATGCGACAACTGGCACAACAGCTGCGCCGGACGCAGCAGCAGAACATCAGGCTGCAGCGTAATCCTGACGGCAGCGGCTATGAGCCGCGCCGGGTGACAGCCCGCAGCAAGAAGGGGCGCATCAAACGCCAGATGTTTGCAAAGCTTCGCACCACAAAATACCTGAAAACCACCGCCAGTGCGGACTCCGCCAGCGTGCAGTTTGATGGCAAGGTGCAGCGCATTGCCCGTGTTCACCATTACGGACTGCGGGATCGCGTCAGCCGCAAAGGCCCGGAGGTCCGCTACGCAGAGCGCCGCCTGTTGGGCGTGAATGATGAGGTGGAGACCATCACTCGTGACACTCTGCTGCGCTGGCTGGTTAGGCTTTAGTTCATGTTAGGTATTGATAACTTTTCTCTGCTTCTGATTTATTGAATAAGGTGATTTTTGCGTTTATATATAAATCAATAAACATGGCAGTGCCAAGCATGAAGAAAAATAGAAGAGATAAATAAGCTATAGGAATCATGACCATTAGGCCGAGAGAGTTTTTATTGGCTGCTACGCCTAATTCATCTCGCCTTTTTGGATCTAGCATGTAACCGCAAATGAATTCGATGGTTTTGGGTTTTATTGATGTGATTTTATCTAATGCCTTTTGGTTAAGACAGGTGTCAGGAGATATATTCCATTTCGGACTGTTTGGCTTGTTTCTCGCTTCATCCTGTCTAATCCATAACGAATCACCTGTTTCTTTATATTTGAAATCGATCCACTGTATTGGTCCTTGAATAACAATTTTCGTGAATTGATAAAAACCAACAGCGGATAGGGCTATAACTATAGAACCAAATATTGTGAGAAATATTTTATTGTTCTTAGTGTGCGGTTTAGTGTTTCGTTTGTACTTGCAAAAACTAAGCCTGATAACTGGTTTTGTGATGCCGATTTTGGACACCAAAAAATCTTCTTCTGGATGGGACTTATTTAGCCATGCCCAAAAAGAGGATACTCCACCCGCAAGCCATTTAAATATTAGTCCACCTATAGCTGTGGCTAAGAATGCATTTATTTTATCAAACTCCATTCCGAGTTCCCTCACAGTTTAATGTCCATGAGTATTTGTATCAAAGACCAGACAATGAAGCATTGTTTTTAAAAAATGACATCACATGCAATCTGACAACATGAACGCACAACTGACCGAAATCATGCGCCTTATCACCAACCTGATCCGCACCGGAACCGTAACCGAAGTGGACCGGGAAAACTGGCTGTGCCGGGTGAAAGTGGGCGAGCTTGAAACCAACTGGATTAACTGGCTGACACTACGTGCCGGTGGTGCCCGTACATGGTGGTGCCCCTCGCCGGAGGAGCAGGTGGTGGTACTGAGCATGGGCGGCAATCTGGAAACCGCTTTTGCGTTGCCTGCCATCTACTCCAATCAGTTTGCGCCGCCGTCGGATTCCGTGGACGGCTGCGTGATGGAGTATCCGGACGGAGGCTGGTTTGAGTATGAACCCGCCACCGGGCGGTGGCATGTCCGGGGCATCAAATCCATGGTGATTGAGGCGGCGGACAATATCACCCTCAAAACTGGTGAGTTTGTGGTGGAGGCTGACAACACGCGCATTAACAGCGAGACGGTGATCAATGGCAGCGTCACCCAGGGCGGCGGAGCGATGAGTTCTAACGGGATCGTGGTGGATAAACACGGTCACACCGGCGTGAAGTCCGGCGGCGATACATCAGGAGGCCCGGTATGACGCTGTATATCGGCATGAGCCAGGGCAACGGTAAAGCTATTACTGATACGGACCATCTGCGCCAGTCAGTGCGGGATATTCTGCTGACGCCGCAGGGCAGCCGTATTGCCCGCCGGGAATATGGTTCTCTGCTGTCCGCCCTGATTGACCAGCCGCAGAATCCGGCGCTACGCCTGCAGGTTATGTCTTCGGTCTATGTGGCGCTGAGCCGCTGGGAGCCACGGCTTACGCTGGATTCCATCACCATCAGCAGCAATTTTGACGGCTCCATGGTGGTTGAGCTTACCGGGCAGCGTAATAACGGCGCGCCGGTTTCCCTTTCCGTATCAACAGGAGCAGAAAATGGCAGTCATTGACCTTTCCCAACTGCCCGCGCCGCAGATAGTGGATGTGCCGGATTTTGAGACGCTGCTGGCTGAGCGCAAGGCCGCTTTTGTGGCCCTTTATCCGCTGGATGAGCAGGACGCGGTACGGCGCACGCTGGCGCTGGAATCTGAACCCGTCACCAAGCTGCTGCAGGAAAGTACCTACCGCGAAATCCTGTTGCGCCAGCGTATTAATGAGGCCGCGCAGGCGGTCATGGTGGCGTATGCCATCGGTGGCGATCTCGATCAGCTGGCAGCCAACTACAACGTGAAACGCCTGACGGTAACGCCTGCCGATAACGACGCAGTGCCGCCGGTTGCTGCCGTCATGGAAAGTGATGAAGCGCTGCGCCTGCGTGTTCCGGCTGCGTTTGAAGGGTTGTCTGTTGCGGGGCCGACGGCGGCCTATGAGTTTCACGCCAGAAGCGCGGACGGGCGTGTGGCAGACGCCAGCGCAACCAGCCCGGCACCGGCGGAGGTGGTGCTTACTGTACTGAGCCGGGAGGGTGACGGTACGGCAGGGACTGATCTGCTGTCAGTGGTGGAGCAGGCGCTTAACAGCGAGAACGTGCGCCCTGTGGCAGACCGACTGACGGTGCGTAGCGCCGAAATAATCCCGTACAGCGTGGATGCGACGATCTTTCTTTATCCGGGGCCGGAGGCTGAGCCGGTGATGGCGGCAGCAAAAGCCAGCCTGCAGAAGTATATCGCCAGTCAGACGCGCCTGGGACGTGATATCCGTCGCAGTGCCATTTATGCCGCGCTGCACGTTGAGGGTGTTCAGCGTGTGGAGCTGGCCTCCCCGCTGGATGATGTGGTGCTGGATAAGACGCAGGCGGCATCCTGTACGGAATGGAGCGTAACCAACGGGGGCACGGATGAATAGTCTGCTGCCGCCCGGTTCATCGCCGCTTGAACGCCGGCTGGCGCAGACCTGCAGCGGGATTTCCGATCTGCAGGTGCCGCTGCGCGATTTATGGAACCCGGTAACGTGTCCGGTCAGCTTCCTGCCGTATCTGGCGTGGGCATTTTCCGTTGACCGCTGGGACGAAAGCTGGACGGAGAGTGTCAAGCGCCGGGTGGTGCAGGATGCTTTCTATATTCATCAGCATAAGGGGACAACCAGCGCAGTACGGCGCGTGGTGGAGCCGTTCGGCTTCCTGATCCGCATCATTGAGTGGTGGCAGACCGGCGAGCAACCGGGCACGTTTCGCCTGGACATTGGCGTGCAGGAGCAGGGGATCACAGAAGAAACTTATCTGGAGCTGGAGCGCCTGATTAGTGACGCCAAACCCTGCAGCCGCCACCTGATCGGTATGTCCATTAACCTGCAGAGCAGTGGTCCCTTTTTTGTGAGGGCTGCCACTTACACGGGCGAAGAAATTACAGTTTACCCGTATATCAACGAAACCATTATTTCCGGCGGCACCGCTTACGATGGCGGGGCGGTCCATGTTATTGACACAATGAGAGTGAATCCATGAGCGCAAAATTCTATACCCTGCTGACGGATATCGGCGCGGCGAAATTGGCAAGCGCCGCCGCGCTCGGTGTTCCGCTGAAAATTACCCATATGGCGGTGGGAGATGGTGGCGGCGTGCTGCCCACACCCAGCGCACAACAGACAAAGCTGGTTGCTGAAAAGCGTCGGGCTTCCCTCAATATGCTGTATATCGATCCGCAGAACAGTAGCCAGATTATTGCTGAGCAGGTGATCCCAGAAACTGAGGGGGGATGGTGGATACGCGAAATTGGTCTGTTCGATGAAACCGGCGCACTGATCGCCGTGGGCAACTGCCCGGAGAGTTACAAGCCGCAGCTGGTGGAGGGGAGTGGACGTACGCAGACCGTACGCATGGTGTTGATTACCAGCAGCACCGACAATATCACCCTCAAAATTGATCCGGCAGTTGTGCTGGCAACCCGTCAGTATGTCGATGAGCAGGTTATTGAAGTTAAATCATATGTCGATGATGTGCTTGCTCAACATGAAAAGTCCCGCAATCATCCTGATGCGACTACAGCCGCAAAAGGTTTTGTGCAGCTCAGTAGTGCAACAAACAGTACCAGCGAGGCGCTGGCCGCTACGCCAAAAGCCGTTAAAGCAGCAAACGATAATGCTAATAACCGACTGTCAAAAACCGGCAATCTGAGTGAGATTAAAAGTGCCGGTGCCGCCGCGCAGCTCTCAGCGCAGCAAAATATCGGTTTGTCATCCTATGGTATTGCTCCTGCTTTAGCGGCTGAAACCGGAAAGGATCTGAATAGTCTTCTCACTCAGGGCGTATTTGTGCTGACAAATCCACTCAATGCCCCGGAGCCTGCTAATAACGCCGGTACGGTATTTGTTGAGGTGATGACGTGGCAGTCAGGTAGCGGGGATAACGGGTACAGGCTGATTCAACGACTTTATGGATATGGTACGTCGGGTAGCATCGCTAACAGGGTATGGGTCAGAACAAGGACGACGGGCTGGGGTGACTGGTATGAGTTGTATTCTCAGGCAAATAAGCCGACCGCCACAGACGTTGGCGCTATTGTGCGGGAAGACGCCCCTGTCGGTATTCCGCAGCCGTGGCCGCTGGCGACTGCCCCGCTGGGCTGGCTTATCTGTAATGGTGCCACCTTCGATAAGGCGATGTATCCCTATCTGGCATCGGCATATCCCTCCGGCAAATTACCTGACCTGCGCGGTGAATTTATTCGCGGGTGGGACAACGGACGCGGCGTGGATCCTGGCAGGTCTTTACTGGCATGGCAGGACGACATGATAAAAAAACATAGCCACACGCTCGGTACATATAAATCCGTTGACGCCGGAATCAAGATGCCAGTGACTGCCGGTGCTGAGCTTTCTAATTCCGGCGTGGGCGGCGCTATGTATACCGGTGAAGCTGGTAGCTCAGAAACCCGCCCACGCAACATTGCATTTAACTACATTGTGAGAGCAGCATAATGAACAAATACAACACTGATTTACCTACGGCAAAACTGAATAAAAGCGGCATTGCCACCGTTGCTGGCTGGCTCACGGTGTACAACGTGGAGCCTAAGCAGCGCGAATTTCAGGCGGTGACGATGGAATATTTAGCCGCGGGTGTGGGCTTGCCTGCTTTCAGTTATGCCGATAAGCCAGCATTACCGGGTGATGGCTTTGCACTGGTGCGCAGCGCGGATGAAAAACAATGGGAAACTATTGCGGATTATCGCGGCTTAACGGCTTACAGCACTGAGACCGGGCAACCGGAAATCATCGCTTTTCTCGGCGAATTGCCGGATACGCTGACGTTACTTGCACCTGTCACGGCGTATGATAAATGGGATGGTAGCCAGTGGGTGACCGACACGGCGGCGCAACATGCTGATGAGATTGCTGTTGCAGAACAGCAAAAGCAGGCTCTGCTTTCTGAGGCGCAGCAGCAAATCACAGGATGGCAAACAGAGCTGCAGCTCGGCATCATCAGTGATGATGATAAGGCCAGACTGATTAGCTGGATGAACTACATCAAAGCCGTGCAGGCAGTGGACACCTCTAAAGCGCCGGATATTAGCTGGCCTGAGCGTCCGGAAGATTAATCCCGTCCCCGCATTCGCGGGGATTTTTATTCCCCTTTCATTGTGCCATGACCCACACATAGCCCGCAGCGTGCGCCGCGTGCATATCAACCAGAACATAGGCGTACCCCCTGTAAACCGGAGAGACTGCCTTATGGCTCAGGATTACCACCACGGGGTGCGCGTTGTTGAAGTCAACGAGGGCACCCGATCCATTACCACGGTGAGCACCGCCATCGTGGGCATGGTCTGCACCGGCGATGATGCTGATGCGTCCATGTTTCCCCTTAATAAGCCGGTTCTGCTGACCGATGTGCTGACCGCCAGCGGCAAAGCGGGCGAGTCCGGCACGCTGGCCCGCTCGCTGGATGCCATTGCCGACCAGGCTAAACCCGTGACCGTCGTTGTGCGCGTGGCGCAGGGCGAAACCGAAGCGGAAACCACCTCCAACATTATCGGCGGTGTGACCGCTGACGGTAAAAAAACGGGCATGAAAGCGCTGCTTTCGGCGCAGTCGCAGCTCGGCGTCAAGCCGCGCATTCTCGGCGTGCCGGGACACGACACGCAGGCGGTTGCCACTGAGCTGCTGAGCGTGGCGCAGAGCCTGCGCGGGTTTGCCTATCTGTCCGCCTATGGCTGCAAAACGGTGGAAGAAGCGATTGCCTACCGTGACAATTTCAGCCAGCGCGAGGGGATGCTGATCTGGCCTGACTTTATCAACTTTGACACCGTGCTGAATGCCGATGCGACGGCTTATGCTTCCGCCCGCGCGCTCGGCCTGCGTGCCAAAATTGACGAGCAGACCGGCTGGCACAAAACCCTGTCCAACGTGGGCGTGAATGGTGTCACCGGCATTTCCGCTGATGTGTTCTGGGATCTGCAGGACCCGGCAACTGACGCAGGACTGCTGAACCAGAACGACGTCACCACGCTTATCCGCAAAGATGGCTTCCGCTTCTGGGGTTCCCGCTGCCTCAGTGATGATCCGCTGTTTGCTTTCGAGAACTACACCCGCACGGCGCAGGTGCTGGCTGACACCATCGCAGAAGCGCACATGTGGGCAGTGGATGGCGTGCTTAACCCGTCGCTGGCCCGCGACATTATCGAAGGTATCCGCGCCAAACTGCGCAGCCTGAAAACGCAGGGCTACATCATCGGCGCAGACTGCTGGCTGGATGAGGCGGTGAACGATAAAGACTCCCTGAAAGCCGGGAAGCTCACCATCGACTACGACTACACGCCAGTGCCGCCGCTTGAAAACCTGATGCTGCGCCAGCGCATCACCGATCGATACCTGCTGGATTTCTCCAGCCAGGTCAGCGCGTAAGGGGACACCATGGCTTTACCACGCAAGTTAAAACACCTGAACCTGTTCAACGACGGGAACAACTGGCAGGGGATCGTTGAGTCTCTGACCCTGCCGAAATTCACCCGCAAGTTTGAGAAGTATCGCGGCGGCGGTATGCCGGGCGCGGTGGACGTGGACATGGGGCTGGATGACGGCGCACTGGATACGGAATTTTCAATCGGCGGCACCGAACTGCTGTTATTCAAGCAGATGGGCAAGGCTACCGTTGACGGCATCCAGTTGCGTTTCACCGGCTCCATTCAGCGTGACGATACCGGCGAAGTGCAGGCCGTTGAGCTGGTTGTGCGCGGGCGTCATAAAGAAGTGGATTCCGGCGAGTGGAAAACCGGAGAGAGTAGCGCCACCAAAGTCAGCAGCACCAACAGCTACGCGAAGCTGACCATTAACGGTGAGGTACTCTATGAGGTTGATGTGGTCAACATGATTGAAATCGTTGACGGCGTGGACCTGATGGAAGCACACCGTAATGCCCTCGGCCTCTGATTAACCTTAACGGCGCGGGAAGCCGCCCCAGTATTTCATTAACAGGAAACGAACATGAGCGACAAGCTGACTGAAAAGACCGTAAAACTGGATACGCCCATCATGCGCGGTAAAACTGAAATTACCGAAATTGTGCTACGTAAGCCGCAGTCCGGCGCACTGCGTGGCACCCGTCTGCAGGCCATTATGGATATGGATGTGGGCGCAATGATGACTGTGATCCCTCGCATCTCCACCCCGACGCTGACCGCGCAGGAAATGGCAGAGTTGGACCCCGCCGATCTGACCGCAATGGCTGTAGAGGTGGTTACTTTTTTGTTGCCGAAGTCGGTGCTTGCCGATTTGCCGACAACCTGACGGTTGATGATCTGGTGGCAGACATTGCCACCATCTTTCACTGGTCGCCGTCCATCACTGACGTTATGCCGCTGACTGATGTGCTGGAGTGGCGACACAAAGCCATTCAGCGAAGCGGGGCCAGCGATGAGTGATAATAACCTGCGACTGCAGGTAGTTCTGGGGGCGGTGGATAAGTTAACCCGCCCATTTAAAAATGCACAGGCTGGCTCTAAGGAGCTGGCATCAGCTATTCGACAAACTCGCGATCAAATTAAAAAGCTGAGTGATGCTGGAGGTCAGCTTAAATCTTTCGATCAGTTAACTCAGAGTGTTAGCCGTACTGGTGCCGAACTGGATCAGGCGAGGCTACGCGCTCAAATGATGACGCGTGAAATGTCATCTTTGGAATCCCCGACAAAAAAGCAAACGCAGGCGCTTGAGGCTCAGTGGCGGGCTGTTTCACGTCTTGAACAAAAACAGCAACAGGAAACTCGCCAGATGGCGGCAGCCAGGGCTGAGCTTTATCGGCTGGGGTTATCTGCTGGGGGCGGAGCGCGTGAAACGGCACGGATTGCACGAGAAACTGAGCGGTATAATCGACGGTTGGCTGAGCAGGAGCGCAGGCTGCGTGAAGTTGGCGAGCGTCAGCGAAAGCTCAACGCTATCAAAGCTAAGGCTGAAAAGACCCGCGAGTTAAGGAACTCTCTGGCAGGTAATGGTGCAGGGGCGATGGCGGCTGGGGTAACTACTGGCATGACGTTGTTGGCTCCAGTAAAAGCCTATTCAGAATCAGAAAATGCAGCAAATCAGCTCGCCGGTTCAATGATGGGACCGGGCGGAAAGGTAGCGCCTGAATTTGAAAAAATTAACCGGCTTGCAGTTGCTTTGGGCGATAAGCTGCCGGGAACAACAGCCGACTTTCAGAACATGATGACTATGCTACGCCGTCAGGGTATGTCGGCGCAGGTCATCCTGGGCGGCTTGGGAGAGTCAGCAGCTTATCTTGGCGTGCAGTTACAGATGGCTCCCACTGCAGCAGCTGAGTTTGCGGCTAAGTTACAAGATGCTACTCAGACCTCCGAAAAAGACATGATGAATCTGATGGACGTGATCCAGAAAGGATTCTACGCGGGGGTAGATTCAGGGAATATGCTGCAGGGGTTCTCAAAAATCAGCAGCGCGATGGATATTATTCATAAAAAGGGATTGGACGCGGCTAAGACATTTGCTCCTCTATTAGTTATGGCTGATCAGGCTGGTATGGCTGGAGAGTCAGCTGGTAACGCCTACCGAAAAGTATTTCAGTCCGTCATGAATACAGAAAAAGTGAAGGATGCTAATGATGAACTAAAAGGCACTGGCGTTAGGTTCGATTTTACGGATGGCAAGGGGGAGTTTGGCGGGCTGGAGAAAATGTACACGCAGTTAGCTCAACTCCAAAAGCTTAATACTGAAAAAAGGTTAGCTACTCTAAAAGGTATTTTTGGGGATGATGCGGAAACGCTGCAGGTGCTAAATATTATGATTACCAAAGGCATCTTAGGGTATCGTGAAACGGCTTCAAAGCTACAAAATCAGGCTTCTCTACGCGAGCGTGTTGATGCCTCCTTGAATACTCTTGGTAACAAATGGGAAGCCGCTACAGGTTCCTTTACCAATGCTATGGCTAGTATCGGTGAAACAGTTGCCCCTGCATTAAAGAAGCTGGCTGACTGGTTGGGGGAACTGGCGTCGCGTCTGGATGGTTTTGTTAAACGACACCCACAATTAACCTCTGCGTTGTTTAAGTTGGCAGCTGGTTTTGCCATTGTTGCCAGCGCCGCTGGGGTTGTTTCACTGGCGCTGGCGTCCGTGCTAGGGCCGATGGCAGTAGTGCGAATGAGCGCAGGGGTGATGGGGCTAAAATTTTCATCTGCATTTGGTCTTATTGGGAAAGCAATCAGTTCAGTTGGCAAGTCAATTATATGGCTGGGCCGATTGATGTTTGCAAATCCTATACTGGCTGTCATTGGCTTGATCGCCGCTGGTGCTATTTATATCTGGCAAAACTGGGATACGCTTGGGCCTAAATTTAAGGCAATGTGGGACGCCGTATGTAATGCCACAAGTACAGCATGGGATTGGATTAAAGAAAAGGCCAGCGCTGCATGGGAGGGGATTAAGTCACTGTTCTTTAATTACACCTTGCCGGGATTAATCGCTAAAAATTGGGATGCAATAAAAACTGGCGTTTCTGAAGCGTGGGCCAATATCAGACAATCTATTAGTGATAAATGGAATTCGATCCTGGCTGATGTTGCCGCGCTTCCTGCGAAGTTCCAGGACATGGGCAGCGCCATTATTGACAGCATTCTCAATGGAATTAATGCCAAATGGGAGACACTCAAAAGCAAGCTTTCCTCAGTCACCGATTATCTGCCTGACTGGATGACCGGAAATAATAAAACACAAGACAAAGCACAGGTGCAGGTGGTTGGTGGAGCAGCGGCTGCTGCCGTTCCGTTTGCCGGGATGTATGACAGTGGTGGGATTATTCCGCGCGGTCAATTCGGAATTGTTGGGGAGAACGGCCCTGAAATTGTGAACGGCCCCGCAAATGTGACCAGCAGGCGGCGCACTGCCGCGCTGGCTTCCGTCGTTGCAGGTGTCATGGGTGTAGCGGCAGCGTCTGCAGAGGCTGCTCCACTACATCCTTATAGTCTGCCTACTGTGGCATATAAACAAAGCCAGCCTGCTAAATCTGCCAGTGCGCCGCCAGTGATGCACTTTGAAACTCACGCGCCGATAACTATCTATGCTCAGTCAGGGCAGAGTGCGCAAGATATTGCCCGTGAAGTTGCCCGACAGCTTGACGAACGCGAGCGTAAGACCTGGGCTAAAGCGCGCAGTAATTTCAGTGATCAAGGGGGATATGAATCATGATGATGGTGCTTGGGTTATATGTCTTCATGTTGCGTACCGTGCCCTATCAGGAGCTGCAGTATCAGCGAAGCTGGCGACACGCTGCAAACAGCCGGTTGAACCGCCGACCATCAACGCAGTTTCTTGGACCGGATAACGATTCGCTGACGTTATCTGGTGTACTGCTGCCGGAAGTCACCGGTGGCAGGCTGTCATTGTTGGCACTAGAGCAAATGGCTGAGCTGGGCAAAGCGTGGCCCTTGATTGAGGGGAGCGGGACCATTTACGGCATGTTTGTGATCGAGGGGCTGAGCCAGACAAAAACGGAGTTTTTTGCAAGCGGAATGCCTCGCCGTATTGAGTTTACGCTGACCCTGAAAAGGGTTGATGAGTCGCTGTCAGATATGTTCGGTAATCTCAGCGATCAGCTCAGTAATCTGCAGAGCTCTGCAACGTCTGCAATATGTAATATTAAAAACACGGTTGGAGGGATGCTGCAGTGAATGTTAGTTCTGAACTTTTTGATCTCAACAGCAAAAGCCCGGCTTTCAGTATCACCATTGAAGGTAAGGACGTAACTACCGTACTGGATGCACGTCTGCTGAGTCTGACGCTGACCGATAACAGGGGTTTTGAAGCAGACCAGCTTGATCTGGAGCTGGACGACGCCGACGGGCGGATCGTTCTGCCGCGACGTGGTGCTGTTATTCAGCTGGCGCTGGGGTGGAAGGGCCAGCCGCTTTTCCCAAAAGGGGCATTTACGGTGGATGAGATTGAGCACAGCGGTGCTCCTGATCGTCTTACCATCCGGGCAAGGAGTGCTGATTTCCGGGAAACCCTCAATACCCGGCGTGAAAAGTCATGGCACCAGACAACGGTGGGGGAGGTTGTAAAGGAAATTGCCGCCCGGCATAAGCTCAAAATGGCGCTGGATAAAGACCTGACAGATAAGGCGCTGGACCATATGGACCAGACCAATGAAAGCGATGCCAGTTTTCTGATGAGACTGGCGCGCCAGTATGGTGCGATTGCTTCCGTTAAGGATGGAAACCTGCTGTTTATCCGGCAGGGGCAGGGAAGAACGGCGAGCGGTAAGCCGTTGCCTGTTATCTCCATTGAGCGTAAAGCCGGTGACGGTCATCGTTTTACCCTGGCTGATCGTGGCGCTTATACCGGCGTAATTGCCAGTTGGCTGCACACCCGCGAACCCATGAAAAAAGAAACAACGAAAGTTAAGCGCCGTCGGAAGAAAACCACCACATCTAAAGAGCAGGAAGCAAAACAGGGTGATTATCTGGTAGGAACGGATGAAAACGTGCTGGTACTAAATCGCACCTATGCAAACCGCAGTAATGCTGAGCGTGCGGCAAAAATGCAATGGGAGCGCCTGCAGTGTGGTGTTGCGTCATTCTCCCTGCAGCTTGCAGAGGGCCGGGCAGATCTCTATACAGAAATGCCAGTAAAGGTGAGCGGTTTTAAGCAGCCTATCGACGAGGCCGAATGGACCATTACAACTTTGACGCATACCGTCAGCCCGGATAATGGCTTTACTACCAGTCTGGAGCTTGAAGTAAAAATTGATGATTTAGAAATGGAATAATTTTGTTCACAAAATGGATGGTTGGTATATCATTATGTGATTGTGAGAAATCGGTGGGGAGAGACAGATATGATGAATTGTCCGAAATGCGGACATGCTGCACATACTCGTAGTAGCTTTCGGGTGTCTGATAACACTAAAGAACGCTACTGCCAGTGCCAGAACATTAATTGTGGCAGCACATTTGTCACCCATGAAACCGTCGTGCGCTACATTGTTACTCCTGGACTTGTGGATCATGCACCGCCACACCCATTAAATAGTGGTCAGGGACACATGAATTTCTAA